CAGGACGCCCGCATCGAAGTAGAACGGAAAGCGGGCCGGTTGTTGGATTTAGTAACCGCTTAAACCGCCGCTATATATAAGAAGACCGGGCCGCCATTGTGCGGCCCTTTTTTTGTGGCCAACTTGACTAACTCTTAATAACTGTTTAACGGTTGTTGCGAGGTGAAGACCTCGAAGGGTGAAGCACGTTAAGGACTGTCACTTGCATTCAAACCGCAAGCGTTAGTGGATCAACCTCAAGTAACCCTTCGAACCTTATCTAAGGCAGGCATCCCGCTTGCTTATATGGAGTTAAAAACATGGCACAAATAATTGATTTAAATTTCCGGGCTAGTGAATACATTCTCGACCGCGTACTTAATCCAAACCATGATCCGGACATAGGCAACGCCCGCCCGGTTGATCTTGTGGAGGCTTGCGGCATCATCCCGGACTTCTTTTGCACCGCGTGTTGCGAGGCACAACAAAACCGGCCCGCTTGGAATGAGGGAAAAACAACCCTTTTAGACATAGCAAATAAAATGGACGATGCTTACGGTTGCGGCGGGTTTGCTTACAATACTCCGACTAGCGGTAAACTGGATGCTAGGGGCGTTTATTCTTATCCGGATGACCCTGACTTGCACCCACTGGCTCGGTTTGGGTTTGCCGACCGCTTTCTATTATATGTTTACGAATACGGTATTTGCGCAATTGTTGACACCGCACCTGATCCAGACAGTACCGCTCCGGCTCAATACATTGCCCGCTTTGATTAGATAAACCGCCACTATATAACAACCCACCGGGCCGCCATTGTGCGGCCCTTTTGGCGTCTAACTTGTGCTTCCCATAAATTTATATATAAGTGGATACATAAGGCAGGCATCCCGCTTGCTTCTATGGAGTTAAAAACATGATCGACATTAAATCAAACCTTGACCGCTTAGAAGATACCGCCTCCAAATTTTACAAATTGGCCGAAGGTGGTAAAACTTCTTTATCGTCCTTTTCATCCGGGGACGATTTGCAAACCGCAAGCGATATACGCGGTGCAATTCAGGATATTTCAAACTTGCGCGACTATGTGTGGCAACTCGAGCAGAACGCCACCGCCATCGAAAATGAGCGCAAAGGAATTTCTTCTGCTCTATTGGCCGCGTGTTTGCCAGACTTAGACCGCCGCATTGATGAGCATGTAAAAACCGCCATGGTCGATAACAACCAACTGGACGCCCTTGAAGCCCGCCTTGAGCTTGTCGAGGATGTTACCTTGACCCTAGACACTGATAGCATCGACGGCCTAGAGCAATTGATTGATGACCGTATATCATCCGCCGAAATGGACGGTAACCGTGAGGACGCAACCCGGGATGCGGTCAAGGATATGATCCGGGACGGGGATATTATTGTATCAATTGACGTTTCATAACACGCCCCACCCCTGCTACTGGGCCGCCATTGTGCGGCCCTTTTTTTATGCCCGCAATAAACAGTTAAATAGGGCGGGCCGCGCCCCTCGAACGTATGGCTAAAACTTATGGGCCGCGATCCCCGGGCCTTGGATGTCGATCCCAGCCGGTGCCAGTAACGCCCGGGACGTGATCCGTTGGCCGGGCATCCCAGCCGGTGCCAATTAAATTGCGCACGATCCGCCGGGCTCGACGATCCCCGGGCCGCGATCCAATCCCCGGGACATCCCAGCCGGTGCCAGTAACGCCCGGAAAATTGGCTAGGGTCCCTCTGGCAATAGAGGCTAAACGCCCGGAAAAATCACCAAAAACCGCGAGCCGCGAGCGACGGCCCCGGGCTTCTACTAACGGGAGCATGAGCCATGTTTCTCGCAAATATTCATCAGGTATTTCCAACGGCGATTAACTGTCTTATAATAGCGTTTAAAATCGCATACATTTCGCGGATTGTTTCACGTGAAACATTTTATAATCTGCGTGTCAAAAGTTACAGGGGCCCCCTATGAGTTCAGCTAATTCCGTGATCCTAGAAGAGAAAAAATTAAAACTTGAGCTAAGGCTCGCGCAGCTTGAGAAGAACGAGAAGTGCCAAAAAGATTTTTTAACTTTTGTAAAAACTGTCTGGCCAGAGTTTATCGCGGGCCGTCATCATAAAATCATTGCTGAGAAGTTAGAACGCGTGGCTAGTGGGGACTTGAAGCGTTTAATCATCAACATGGCACCGCGGCACACGAAGAGTGAGTTTGCGTCCTTTCTTTTTCCTGCGTGGATGATGGGCCAGAACCCGAATATGAAGATCATTCAGGCGACACACACGACTGAGTTGGCGGTTAACTTTGGCCGAAAAACAAAAAACTTAATTGAGAGTGACGAGTTCAAGGAGGTGTTCCCGGGCGTTAAGCTTGCTGCGGACAGTAAGGCCAGCGGGCGGTGGGACACGAGCAAAGGCGGGATGTACTATGCTGTTGGCGTTGGATCGAACTTAGCGGGTCGTGGTGGTGATTTAGTTATTATTGATGACCCTCACTCGGAGCAGACTGCGATGAGCAACAGTGGTTTTGAGGATGCTTGGGATTGGTATACTGGGGGTCCCCGGCAGCGTTTACAGCCGGGTGGGTCGATTGTTTTGGTTCAGACCCGGTGGTCGGAGAAGGACATGACTGGTCAGCTTTTAAAGGCGCAGGCAAAAAATCCATTAGCGGATCAGTGGGAGGTTGTTGAGTTACCGGCTATTTTTGAGGATGGGTCCCCTTGCTGGCCGGAGTATTGGTCTTTGGAGGATTTAACTTCTGTGAAGGAGTCCATTCCGCCGAGCAAGTGGAACGCTCAGTACCAGCAAAATCCTACGGGTGAGGAGAATGCTATCATCCGCCGCGAGCAGTGGCGGTGTTGGGAGCCTGCTAAGATACCTCAGTTGGAGTATGTTATTCAGAGTTATGATACGGCGTTTAGTAAGAAGCAGACGGCTGACTACAGTGCGATTACGACGTGGGGGGTGTTTTATCCTAACGAGGGAGGTGGGGGTCCCAATTTAATTTTGTTAGACAGTCAAAAGGGGCGCTGGGATTTTCCGGAATTAAAGCAGATTGCTTTGGATAATTATAAATTTTGGGAGCCTGACACGGTTATTGTTGAGGCGAAAGCGTCAGGGACCCCTTTGACGCAAGAATTACGAAGTATGGGCATTCCTGTTGTAAACTTTACTCCGTCGCGTGGAAACGATAAGGTAACCAGAGTACACAGTGTTTCGCCATTATTTGAGGCGGGCATGGTTTGGGCCCCTGACGAGGTTTGGGCTGACGAGTTAATTGAAGAGGTTGCTGCGTTCCCAAACGGGGAGCATGACGACTTAGTTGATAGTATGACACAGGCGCTTATGCGCTACAGACAAGGAAATTTTGTTCAATTACCAACAGATGACTGGGAAGATGAGCAAAACTCTGTTAGAGTGGCGGCGTATTACTAGGCGAAGGGCATGGACATGAACAACTCTGCGGTAAATTTAGGGTCGGGCGGTTACGACATTCGTTATATGCAGGACGGTGGGATGCCCCTGTCTTCCAGCCTTAAACCCCGGTTACGCCCAGAGAACCTTAGAGGCCCGGGTCCCGGGATGATAAGCCCCACCCCTGCCTTTACAGACATGTACCCTGAAGAGCAGGAACGTTTATTTGGCTCCGACATGCTTGAAGGCGGAGGAGATTTACGGTTTTATGACAACGGCGTTCCGTTAGATGTTGACGAGGCCCTTGACCGACGAAACCCTGCCACGGGTCTTGAGTTTGGTGACGAGGCTATTCAACCTTTAAGAGAAAGAAGCCTCCTAAATAGCATTACGGGTCCCGCACGAGTTTTGTTGGACGGCGCATTTGGCGGGGGCGTTAACACAAAGGGTGTAACTAAATCCGCTCGTCCCGGCAGTGATCGTTACGACGAGTTTTATGTTGAGGGCCAGCCTGACTTCCAAAGCCAGCTTATAGAAGATTTTGATTACCCGTCCGTCACGGACCCCGAAACAGGCGATATGATTATACCTACGGACAAGGACATGTACTCGGAGAAAGAGCGCACGGCTCGCGCTCGTATAGATATGCCTGCGTACCAAGAACTAGAGGATGCTCGCGGCCATATGCTTGGCTCGGCTCTTTTGTCGCAAGAGTACGGTACGAATACCGCTGCCGCTATGGGTGGTATTGGTGAGTTTATGGACTATACGATTGGGGGTTCTACCAAAGGCGACGTGGCTATGGACACGCGGAACAACGCTATTGGTCGCCAGATATTCCAGAAAGCGGGCATTGACGCTACGGCGCAGGAAATTACGAGATTAGTTGACGGGGCAATATTTAAACAGTTAAAGGAGATATTAGGGCGCACGGAGGACGAGCAGGGGGCGGTTGCCGAAGACCAGCCTCGTGCCCCGGCTAACTTTAAGTCGCCCTCTAAGGGTCCTGACCTTTTTTACCCTCGTGACGAAGAGGGTTTTTATGATACGAAACGCGATGGGTATGAAGGGTATGAGTAATACTTAGACTACATCGCATAGGAGAGATGAATGGCCAAAGAGAAAAATGGGTACTCGGGTAGTTTAATGGATACTGGGGTCCCTTCCCAGTTCACAGACGAAGATTTATCGGCTGAGTTAGAGATCGAACTTCCTGATTCCCAAAACAACGTCATAGCTATGATTGAAGCTGATGATGTTGGCGAAATTGGCATTACTCCTACGGAAGACGGCGGCGTAGAGATTGACTTTGACCCACAGGACCAGCGCGGCGATAGCTTAGAGTTTGACGCTAACCTTGCCGAAGAGATGCCGGACCGCGAGTTGTCGCGCATTTCCAGCGAGATGTTGGCTGAGTACGACGCGAACAAGGCCAGTCGGCAAGAGTGGGAAGATGCGTATGCAAACGGTTTAGATTTGCTGGGCTTTAACTACGAAGAGCGCACACAGCCCTTCAGGGGAGCCACAGGGGTTACTCACCCGTTATTAGCTGAAGCAGCCACCCAATTCCAAGCACAGGCGTTTAACGAGCTTCTACCGTCATCGGGTCCCGTCCGCACTGTAGTGCTGGGCAAGGAAACGCGGGCCAAGGCGGCACAGGGTCAGCGCGTCCGTCAGTTTATGAATTACTACATCACTAATGTGATGGAAGATTACACGCCCGATATGGATCAGATGTTGTTCTATTTACCGCTGGCGGGGTCTACTTTTAAGAAAACTTACTTTGACGAGACGTTAGATCGTGCTGTTTCCAAGTTTGTGCCTGCGGAGAACTTGGTTGTTCCGTATGAGACCACGGACCTTGAGACTTGCCCTAACGTCACTCAGGTTGTTCGCATGTCGCTGAACGATTTGCGCAAGCGTCAGGTAATGGGGATGTATTTAGATGTGGATGTTATCCCTGCACAGCGTGAAATCACGGGTGTTGGTAGCGAAATCAACCGCATTGACGGCATGGAACCTAGTCAGATTGACTATGATTGCACTATTTTGGAATGTCACGTTGACTTAGACCTTGAGGGTTACGAGGAGGTTGACAGTGACGACGAGCCAACAGGAATTAAAATACCTTATATTGTAACTCTTTCCATGGATAACGGGGAAATCTTGTGTATCCGCAGGAATTACAAAGAGGATGACTCCAAGAAAAAGAAAATCCAGTATTTCACGCACTATAAGTTTTTACCGGGTTTTGGTTTTTATGGTTTAGGGCTCATCCATACGATTGGCGGTTTGTCAAGAACCGCCACGGCGGCACTGCGTCAGTTGATCGACGCCGGTACATTGTCCAACCTCCCAGCGGGTTTCAAGGCCCGCGGACTTCGTATCAGGGACGACGATGAACCGTTGCAGCCCGGAGAGTTCCGAGATGTGGATGCTCCGGGTGGGGCTATTCGTGATAGTCTTATGCCGCTACCTTTTAAGGGTCCCGACCAGACGTTGTTTCAGTTGCTTGGCTTTGTTGTCGAAGCGGGCCAGCGGTTTGCTACTATCACCAACTTGAAGGTTGGCGACGGTAATCAGAACGCGCCTGTCGGAACTACAATGGCAATGATGGAACAGGGCTCGCGGGTCATGAGTGCTGTACATAAGCGCTTGCACTATGCGATGCGGTTGGAGTTCAAGATACTTGCTCGTGTTATGTCTGAGAGTTTACCGCAGGAGTATCCGTACTCTGTTGCGGGCGCTGACGAAACTATTATGGCGGAAGATTTTGATGACAAGATTGACGTTATACCGGTTAGTAATCCTAACGCCTTTAGTCAGGCACAACGGATCACGCTTGCGCAAACTAAGTTAGAGTTAGCGACTAAGGCACCTGAAATACATAATATGCACGAGGCTTTTCGTGATATGTATGAAGCGCTGGGCGTTACGGATGTGGATCGTTTGATGAAATCTGTACCGATAGAAGAGCCTAAACCGCTTGATCCGGCACAAGAGAATATCAATTCTTTGGACATGTTGCCGTTGTTGGCCTTTGAGGGTCAGAACCACCAGTCTCATATTCAAGCGCATTTGATTTTTGGCACAAGTCCTATTGTCGGCGGCATGCCTCCGGTGGCGGTTGCTATTCAGAAGCACATTATGCAGCACGTTCAGCAAGCGGCTAGAGAACAGGCGGCGGTTGTTTACCTACAGCAGGTAAATGAGAATGGCGGCGATCCTGCGGATGCTTCGGGGATGTTGGAGATCGAACAGTTGACTGCTCAGTTTGTTGCGGAAGGCTTGCAGCAAGTGAAAGATATGTCTGCGGAGATGTCGGGTGCCGGGGCTCCGGACCCTCTGGTACAACTTAAAGAGGCAGAAATGCAACAGAAGGCGCAGGCGGATCAGGCAGACAACCAGATTGACCAAGCCAAGCTGGAGCTTGACTCTAGGGGTCAGCAGATGCGCGGACAGCAATTCTCGCAACGGTTGGGCGCACAAGCGGATCAAACCAAGGCTCGTATCGACGCGGCTATGGAGCGTGAGCTTCTAAAACAGCAGGGGCAACAGTAATGATTGATAAGAACGTAAATTACGCTTACGGTCCTTCTCCCGTTAGAATGGCGGAAGGTGGAGTAGCTCGACAAAGTTACGCGCCAGTTGAACAAAAAAGGGAAGCGCGCGACTTTTCAACTCCTTCCCCAAACGCCTCTCCGCCGCCTGCTCCTCCGGCGGAAGATGCTCGGAAACAGATTCATCAATCTCCGGCGGACGCTAGAGGCAATGTTGTAACCACTATTTACGATCAGTACGGAAACATGGAGGGGTCTTCAAACAATTCCCAAGCTCAAGTTGATGCTGGTATTTTTGGCGCGGACACTAATGAAAAATACAAAGTTGTTTCTCAATTAATCCCACAAGATCAAAACAGCGGTGGCAACTACGCTCCTTACAGCGCGGAAAACAGACCACGGTTACCTGCTATTTTTTACGGCGACCAACCCGGCGGCATGGGCGGCGGATTTGATTTTGGTGCGCCCGCTAATGTAGGCGACACGCATTATGACCCGCAGCTTGACACAACGTATACTTATCAAGAAAAGAATGACGGACGGGGCGGTCTTTATTCGGGTTGGGATATAACCGAAGGGACGGGCGGAA